TTCTGGGCAGAAGCTCCGCCCAGATCCTGAATACCTTCAAAATTCATCATCTTTTATTCCTCCTTACGCCGGATCTGTCTGTTTGATCTCAGACTGTACGGCCATGGTCACCTCAAACTCGATCACACCATTTACTCCACCGCCTGTACGTTTTACGGAAAACTGTGCAGTAAACTCGGTAACTGTTCCATCTTTTGTTTTTTCCTGGAAATCCCAAATCTCTTTTTTGTCTGCTGCATCTCTCATAAGCCTGTACGGGCTTCCGGCTTTGCTGTTGTCGTACTTCCATTTGTACTTCATATCCGGAAGGTCTCCAATGCCTTCCTCGTACATCTTGTGCGGATCTGTAAGGCAGGTGTTTTCCTCCTTATCCAGTTCCACTCCGACTTCCGGGATCTCTTTCAGTCCTGGAAGATCTGTGTAAGCTGCAGAGTTTTCTCCATCTGTGTGTTTTCTGTAACCTAATGTTGCTCCATTTGCTAACATCGCTATTCCTCCTTATCTCCAGTACACGCTGTCAGAATCCATATCAATGATCCCTTCGTAACGCATCTGTTTATGCTTCATCCCTGACGGATCCGGCACATCTGCACATGCGATCCGTTTCAGGCCTGTCACTTTCATCGCTTCATCTACCTGCAGAGCTGCTTCTGAAGTGCTGTGATTGTTCCAGATATCGATCCGGTATCTTACAAGGGCTTTATCCTCTCTCATTCCTTCAACATCGGAGCTGGCTTCGTATACATCGTTCTGCTCTTCGGTATACTGGATCGTTGAGCCCTCCGCCCAGGAACGTGGATAAGCATCTGAAACATTTTCGGACACCGTGCACAGTGCCGCGTACACCTGATCTTTTACATTCTTCATATATCCTCCAAATCTGACGCAAGGCTTCCGCCCAGCATCTTTAAGATCTGTTCTTCGTTATCCTTCATAGCCGGATACAGGAACGGATAGGCCGGATTTCCGCTGCATCTATAGAATCTTCCATCCGGCGTGTCCATATATGGCCAACGGTACTTTTCAGCCACCCTTCTGTCTATCTGGCTTTCATGGATCCACCATGGCTGTTGAGTATAGACCGGAGTTACTTCCGGAGAGATGCCGGCATGTTTCTCCTGGCCTTTCGGTCCGGTTCCGAACTCTATGTACGGAGCATAAGCTTTGTCTGTCCAGCAGATCCCTGTGACAGAGTTTTCTTCCTCTGTAGTTTCCGCAAAAATGCTCTGCCGGAGTTCTCCGGTATCTGCATGGCAATTCTCAACTGCTGCTGACCGTACAAACTGGATCGCTTCTCCAACTGCCTGCCGGGTGTCCAACTCGGACACCTCCTGCAAAGCTTTCTCCACTTCATCAAATCCATTTACACTCATATCTTTTCCACCTCCATGGTAAGGAAACGATATGGTTTGATGGATATGATCCGATAGTCTGGAAGCTGATCTGCTGCCACATATAGACAAATCCCGTCCCGTTCCTCTATATCCGTTCCATCTTCCAGGATATAATGCAGCCGGCCTTTTTCATCCGTCTGGATCTTATAGCTTCCCTGTATCCGGATATTCCGGATATAATTCAGTCTCTGGCCGTACTGCTCAGCCTGTACTTTTCCGGATGCCGGCCAGCTTTCTCCGGTAACAGAAGAGGCAGCACCATATTCCTCGCTGGTACTGCCTTCCTTATCTTTCTTTACCGTCATTTTCTTATGGAAAAATTCCTCAAGTCTGCTTCTTCTCAGCCTCATAAGTCTTTCCTCCTACTCTGGCCAGGCGATACCGGTTCAGCGTGTCGTAGATCTGTTTCGGCGCATCCTCAAAAGTATAACTCTCTCCACCCTCACTTCTGGACTTTTCCCCCTCTGTTCCCATCCGGTTCAAAGCGATCACAGCAAGATCCCGGACTGCCTTTTCCAGCCCGGTCCTTAACTGTTTGCGATTGGTGTAGGACAGCACGAAAGCTTCAGCTTCATCCAGAAGGACAGACAGAAGTTCCTCATTCTTTTCTCCGGTCAGGATCTTCAGCTTTTTGATATCTTCTGCTGATGCCATCGTATCACCCTTTCAGGATTGCCAGAAGGTCCGCTTTTGCCAGGGAGGAGACACCGGTCAGTCCTTTCTCCTTTGCAAGAGTTTTCAGTTCTTCAACTGTCATATCCTCGATATCCTTACCGATTTTCTCTTCCGGTACTGTGTCTGGTGTGGCTTTTTTCATCGGTGTGAAGCCATCACTGATCAGCTTTTCTGCTGCAGATCCTTCCGCTTCTCTTTCTACATTTTTACGGATCAGCCTCATGCTTTCGCCTCCTGGATGCTCAGATAGATGGAATCCAGTTTATTATCCAGAATCCACATATCATGGAAACGGCGGTAATCCATCTGCCATGCGTTCAATTTCTGGTTTGTTGTCGGGTCGAAGATACGCATGATATCCTGTTTTGTGACAGCGATTGGCGTGGTTACAGGGCAGATGAAGAAGTTCAGGTTCTTTGCAGATGTTCCTTTTTCATATCCGCCTTTTTCCTGGCCACTATCTTTACCGTTATTGATCTTGATAGCTGTGTACATACGGTTGGAAGGCGTGGAAACCAGCGGTACACCATCTACAGAAGGAACCTGTGTCTGAATTCCGCCTTTAGAGAAGGTCACTGCAGTGATCTTGCCCGCAAGTTCCAGTTCCAGCTCCATAATAAAGTCCGGTGTTGCCTGGCAGATAAGAGCTCCGTTATAGTTTTCTCTTACCGCTTTGATCCCTTCTTTCAGCTTACGCAGAGCAGATGTAGAAGCAGTTCCCGGTACATAAGATTCTCCGATCATTCCTGCTTTATCTGCAGTAAGTGTTTCTGTGGCCAGCTTGCTGATACGGTACGCATCGATCTCCGGAACTACCTGTGTCCTCTGGAACTCTCCCATAACTGCACCGGCAGTCGGGATAAAGTTTGCCTCGTTGATATCCATCGGATCCAGCTGGAAGAGACGGCCACGGTCCTGTGTCATTTTTCTGGTCTCGTACTCCAGGGTAACGGAGCCGCGCTGGTATCCAGCCTCACGGTCATAGTCGCCCATTCCCTGAACGCTCATTTTCGGGATCTTTACTTCAGATCCACCGTTATAGATCACCTGGCCGGCATTGGCATCCATCCAGCCGGTGGTTGCTTCCTGAACAGCGATCTTATCAAGCTGTGTCATAAATAAGGTTGCTGTTGCTAAAGTATTGATTGCCATTGTTTATTCACTCTCCTTTAAAAAATACCCATCATCGCATTGTATACCTGCTTTTCAAGGGCTTCCTGTGTGTTTGTTTCTGGTGCTTTTTTCGGAGGCTTGCCGCCTTTCAGCTTCTCATCGACTGCTTTCTCAACTGCAGTCTGGAACGCTTTTTTGACGGTTTCCATGGATTTCTTGCAGGCATCTGCATCTGTATAATTCAGTACTTCTGCAAGCTCTACCGGAAGTCCTTCGTCTGACAGGTTGTTCTTTGCTTCTGCCATGAGCTCACTTCTGGTTACTGCTGCCTCCCTGTCGGAAAGTTCCTTTTCTTTTTTATTCTGCATGTACTGCGCTTTTTCTTCCTTGGTCATCTTGGCCAGCTTCTCAGCTTCGGAAAGCTTATCATCCGTCAGTGCCTGCCACTTCTCCTGTGCGTTTGTCACTGCCGTATTGACTGCCTTCTGGACACGTCTGTCAAATTCTGCCTGATTACTGCCTGTTTTCAGGAAGTCATCAAAAGATGGAGGATTATCTCCTTCGCCGCCCGTACCTTCTCCGGATCCGCCGCCATTGCCCTCACCGGCCCCAGCACCGTCTCCGCCTTCTGCGAATAACTGCAGGTTCATTGGAACTTTACACATTGCTTTGAATATTCTGTTTCTCATATCTTTTCCTTTCTGCCCAGCCTATTCGTTCTCACGCCCGGGCCATTCAGTTTTTGGAATCTGCTTCTTTAACGCCTAGCGGAAAAAGGCATAAAAAATAAGACGCTTCACCCTGCGTCTCACCGGGAGATAATTGGATCACCTATTCCTTCCCTTTGGCTGCTGTCTTTGCTTCACTTACCATCTCAGCAACACCTTCGCTGATCAGATGTGCCCCTCTGTTTTCTGTTACTTCCAGAACAGTTCCCTTCTCGACGATTTCTTTCAAGCAGATGTCGCTGTATCTTTTGATGCATTTTACTTTCATTCTCTTCACCTCCCCTCCGTTGCGCCGGCGCAATTACAGTTTAAAGCACATGTTCTGAAACTTCTTATAAGCATCAAGGTATAACTCGTGCTTATCTCCGTTATATGTCAGCTCATAATACATTCCATCCGGCACAGTCGTGCTCAGAAGTGCTTTACTGTTCTGTAATGTCTTACAACTCCATACCACGTACACATCCTGTACTGTGATCTGTTTTCCATCGGTCTTATCCATATGGGAGTTTGTATATTCAGCTACTTTCGCCTTACAAAGCCTTAAAAATTCTTCGTTTTTCATTCTCTACTCCTCCGCAAAAATCCAGTCTTCCGCAAGCATATCTGCCTGAGATGCAAGCCATCCCATCTGCACACCAGATGTTCCTACAAAAGCCACTGCCATGTTGCCAATAGCATTGTGCTCACAGTTTACAACTTCGCCATCTGCTGCCTTATAAGAAATCCCAGTTGCAAGCTGAATGTACTGTTTTTTACCATTCCATCCTTTACGAGCTACTTTGGACCCTCTTTTCAGGTACTTAATAGCTTCCCCGAAAGAAAATGTTGCTTCTCCGCCCAACTGCGGACAGTTTACTTCATCTGCAATGATCCATTCATCAGAAAGAATATTCTGAAGCGTATATACAACGCTCTGGGTTTCCCGGATATCCAGTTCCTGTCCATCTTTTGTGTGCATGATGATTGTTTCTTTCTCTGGACTCCAATACCAATATCCTCCCCAGGACGGTAATTTTGCTTTACTTCCTGCTTTCATTGCCTTTAATGCTTCTTCAAACTTCATTTCTGATCCTCTCTTTCTTAAAAATGGGTATAAAAAGACCACCGGCCATTTCTGACTGGTGGTATCAGTTGGTCTGATAATAAATATCATCCCTTATTGATTCAAGCATATATGTTTTCGCTGATGGCTCATAATTTGCGTCCATCCAATATACCGACTCATCTTCCACAAAAAGCATAAAATCAATTTTGGTATCCACATCTACTTCAAATACTCCATTATTTTCACAATTCAGTACTCTCTGAACCAGCTCATTGTCAGGATACATTTCTTTAAGAAATTCGATCTGCTCTTTTTTTAGTTCAAATCTTCGCATTTCCATTTGCTATTCTCCTTACATAGTCTGCATCTGTTGGATTGCATTGAATCAGAATCCCCGTCTCAGGATCTAATGAGACTGTTCCATGTCTGCCAATATATTTCTGGCTTTTTCTTGAATCAGGATCCGTTCTCGTAGGAAATACTTTCGCCGGATTCTCCAGCGCATCCCGTATTCCTTCCACGGTAACTCCTGATCGTGATCTTCCCGTTTTTGGATCTTTCATGGTTCCGATTACTCTGTCCATGAAATGTTTACTCTGTCTGGTTACTGCTGTTCCCTCAGAAGTCTTTATACCAACAACTTTTTCATTGATTTCATCATAAATCTTCTGATAATTCTCGAATCCAGATAACGGAGATATCGTGCCTTTATCTACAGAACGTGCATAAGTCCTGAGCAGTTCCCACTTCTCAGGTTCATTATACTTCATTTCCTGGAAGTCTGCAAAATGTTTCGGCATGTCTTTTCCAAGAAGTTCCCGATACCGCTCATACTGCTTCCGGTCTGACGAAGCGTTCTTGACTGCTTTCTCCTGGGCTTCTGCTTTTAGATTTCCTTTGACGTATTTCTCATACCACTGTTCATAGGTCATATCCGCAGGAACCATCTCTGTACGCCCTGTTTCCGGGTTGTAAGCACTTCTTTTCATGTTCCTGAGGATTTTATCATCTATGACAGAAATCGTTGTAGAGCGGCAATATGGATGCATGGGAGGATAGTTCACTCCGGCTTTCCGGTCTTTCACCGAAAAAACCTTTCCATCCAGTTCCCGACAGATCTCACTGGTACGAAGATCCAGCACTGCCACATAGCGATAATTCTTGATCCCGCAGTCAATATAACTCTGTGCAGTCAATTCTCCTGCCATGTAACAGGATTCTGTTCTTACCAATCGCCTGGCCTGCTTTGCTCCCCCTCCGCACTGGGCCTGGATGGATTCCTCTGTTTCCCGGTCTGTCCGGCCGGTAAGGAGACTGATCAGCAATTCATCCTTCAAGGAATCTGCAAGCTGCTGTGTGTTCTGCCAGATACGGTCTGAAAAATGTTTTCCGGACCATTTCATCTGCAGAGCCTGGTCGATCTGTTTCCTGCTCACATGAGAGAAGCTGAATGCCAGACCGGTTTCTTTCTGCATGTTGTAAATGGAATGATAATAGGCTTTTTCTCCAAGCTGTTCCAGAAGTTTGGTATCGAACTGCTTCTCCTGCTGGTATACCTGCTGCATCACCGTATCTACCTGCGACATGAGATTCTGCAAGCGTTCCATTCTTGCACGGTACGCCGGAGCTTCCAGCTGTTTCAGAATCTCACTGTCCTTTTTCCGGTTCTGGAGTTCCTGTTTCAGCTGATCAATGGAGTTTTTATCCTGTATGGAATTTATGATCTGCCAGGCTTCTGTTTCTGACAGACCATATTTTGTCATGAACTTCTCAAAGATATCTCTTGCGGCATATTCCAGCTGGAGAGAGGCTTTCCGGTATACTCTGGAAATGAGATCTGCTGTCTCTTCTGCATCCTCCATAAACTGATACATATCCCAGGCAGACCTCTGTTCCCAGTATTTTCTACGCATCTACTTTTTCCTTATCATCGGGATCCTGCTCCGGTGGCGTATTGTCCTGCAGTCCAAAGACTTCCTGCTGCCGCTTCAGATTCTCTTCTTCCTCTGCTTCCAGGGCTTTCAGTTCCTCATCCACATCATCCACAAACGGGACCTGAGAAAGCAAGGTCTTACGGCTTACCTTTCCCCACAGATTTGCCACGATCTGGGATATCTCCAGGAGATTTTTCGGCAATGCTCTGGTGAATGTCATCGTGATCCCGGATGGATCGATGCTGGTTCCATGCAAAGCCAGATAGTTACAGAATATCCGAACTCTTTTTCTCAGACCTTTTTTATAATATCTGGTCTTGATTTTTGTGATATTTTCCATACCCAGGAGCTTAAATTCCATAGCCACACCACTGACGTTCCCCCCGAAGCTTTCATCTGACATACAGGGAATGTGGGAAAACTTATGGATATCCTGCTCAATGGCTTTCTTAAGGATCTCCACACCGTTTTCATCAAAAGTCCTGGTCAGATACTCTGCTTTGGCTGTGTCCGGCATCTCAAGAACCTTGTACTTTTTAAGACGGGCTTTGGCCTTTCGGATGCTCTCGTCTTCATCCTCAGTGTTCGGTTCGTCCTCATCGGTCAGCAATGTTCCATAGATGGCCAGGATCGCATCAATAAACTGCTCCTTATCGGTCACACGATCGCTCATCAGCGCATTGTATGCATCGATCAGTGGGATCTGCAGTTCAAAATCTCCGATGGCCAGTTTATTGTTCAGGTATTCGATGATCGGGATCTCACCAAGATAATGGGGCACCGCCGGCTCTGTGGTTGCCTGGATCGTATTGCTGTTCTCAATGTCCAGCTCGTACTTATAGTTTGTGGTCACTACTGTGGCCATATAGTGGTCCGGAAGCTCCCCGGAATCATCTTTCCGGATATAATAATAGACAGCAAAGAGTTCGTTTTCCTCTATGCTGTCATCTTTTACCATGAAGGTATTTTCCGCAGACAAGTTCTTGGTCTGCAGGTTGTTCTCATTTTCCTTCACATAGACATATTCGTAAGCCAGGCCGTAGATGGATGCCTCCAGGCCGTTGTCTCCATCTGTCTCGTCCGCTCCGGCCACCTCCAGCGCGTCTGTGAGTGCCTTGATGTCTCCCTCTGATTTGTACGTCACCGGATTGCCGATGAAATAGCTGCTGGCTGTATCAGAGATGTCTTTTGCATGATTGCACACCAGACGGTTTTCCCGTTTGGTCTCATCCAGGATCTTGTGCTTTCCTTCGTAGTAGGACATATTCTTCTTCAGCCGGTCCACCTTACTGATGTGTTTGCTGATCAGCTGGCGGATCACCTGCTTATCCGGATTTAACTCATCGAAACTTTCTCTCGGTATTGTAAATGTGTATATTTTTCTCACCTCCTTATCTCTCGGAAACGTGCTGCTTTTCTGCCGATTATGGTGCTGCATAGGTACCTCACAGCGTCACAACAATGATCGAATTGTTTCACCGGTTTGTCTTCTCCTCTTTCCAGGGCTTTCTCATCCCAGATGTAAGAAGCAAATTCTTTTATGGTTTCTTTACAGGAAGAAGCAAAGACAATCTTCTCCAGGTTCAGAAGCATTCCAACCAGCCGGATTCCATCCAGAACATCATTGTTGGCTTTCAGGACCTTATATCCCCGTTTCCGGAGTTCTGCAATAAAAGAAGCAGCCGATGGATCCACGATCATTGCTCTGATCTTGGTTCCATCCAGCCACACTTTCAGGTCGTCTGCATATTCTGAATCTGTTTTCTGTTTACCTTTGTCTCTTCCGGAATAGTAATACTCCCGGATGCAGTACCATTTCCCGTTGGTTCCTTTATTCCACAGCAGGAATACCGTGGCGTTCTGTGTACCATAGTCACAGGAAACATACCTGTTCCCGTTGACCAGCAGCTGATAGAAATCTTTGATATCCTGGACATGTTTGTTCTCGTCGAACATGTCGTAAATGATTCCCTCTGCTGCCGCCCAAAGCCCCATGATGTAACGTTTAAAGAATACTCCAACATACATACTCCTGTATCTGGCTTTGATCTCTTCATCCAGGGACAGGTTATCGTCCATAGTGAAGTGAAGATACAGGATATCTTTCAGACCAGGATCTTTCCCCTCCGCGGCCGCCTGCTGCATCCTCCGGGCAGTTTCTTCTTTTCCCAGATATCCGGTAGATTTATCTATCCAGTTCTGTTTAAACCAGTGATACGGGCCATCCGGGTTGCAGTTAAACCAGAACTTTGAACCTTTTACAGAGCATCGGCCTGTTGCCTGGTTCACAAAAGATTCCGGCATCAGGGCAACTTCATCAAAGAACACGCCGGCTAAAGTGATTCCCTGGATAAGATCCTGAGATCTTTCATCCTTGCCGCCGAATATGTAAAAGTAATTTTCTTTTCCGTCTTTTCGGATGGTCAGAAGGTTGTCTGCCCTGTGATCCGTGATGGAATATCCTCTTGACCGGAGCATCAGTTTCAACCAGAACAGAACATTTCTCCGGAAGGATCCTATGGTCTTTCCGCACATGGCAAAGTTCTGGCCAGTGAAGGTACTCATGGCCCACATAACGAATGATAAAGACATGCTGATTGTTTTTCCTGATCGGATTGCTCCATCGGCAATAACTCCATCCATATCGTGAACCGGGGATTCTTTGCACCACCAGGTCAGGACCTGTTTCTGTTTTCTTGAGAACGGAGAAAAGTGAAACGTCTGGCCTATCTGCCTGTTGGCTCTGTTGGTTTTCATCTTCTGCAGCTTATCTTTCAGAGTTTTGAGTTTTTCATACATTCTCATCACCCCAGACATCCTGCGCTGTTGCATTCATAGCTTCCAGGAAACCATCATCTGTGGTCTCTTCTGTCTGGTTATCCTGTTTCAACATCTCGAATTCAAACTGCATGGTTGCAAGTTCCAGTTTTGCATCGTCATAACCAAACTTATGCAGCATCTCGATTGCTTTCTGCTGCCGGGCCTGCACTCTAGTCAGAGCATCCTCTATAGCCTGGATTTGGCCAATGATGCCTTCATACTTTCGAAGTTCTGTTAGTTTTCCTTTTTCGATACCGGAAGTATATTCTATTACAGACATTCCGCATGGTACCGAATCTTCTTCAGATCCTGTCTGTGCTTCCAGTTCACGGAGAGACTGGATTCTTTTCAGCATCCGGCGTTCCCTGACTGCAAGAAGCTGGATTTCTCTGAGAAGCAGCTGTTCTTTGTCCGGCCTGATCATCTCTGCCAATGTTCTTTCTTCTGGTTCCAGGGTATCAAAAAAGAGAGTTTCAAACTCTCCTGTCCTGACTGCATTCTTATTTCCCGGCGGGCCGGTTCCTCCATGCCCCTCCGCATTTTTATTTCCGGGCTGTCCGCCCTTCTTTTTCGCAACGTTGCGTTTATTCTTTTGCAACGTTGCATTATCCCATTTGTATCTATTTTTCCAGCTTCGAATCGTCCCTACCGGGATTCCGAGCTTCTGAGAAACTTCAATTAATTTCGCTCCAGAAGCATATAGTTTTCTGGCTTCTTCTACTCTCTGATCTGGTGCTCTTGGCAAGCCTCACCACCTCTCATTCGTTTCGTTTTTGATATTTGTAAATTACAGTCCTGCCGGCACCATAGTGACAGCCG